AAAGCTGGTCAGGTTCCGACGAACGTTCTCTTTCGCGTTCTCCCGACCAGCGTGGTACGCCTCGGCTTTCATATCGTTTCCAAGGCGGCGAATATCGGTCACGATGCTGCTATCAACTTCCAGCAAGAGCGCGTTGCAGCCCTCTTGGAAAAGTTCTTCGGCTGTCTTGTCGATCATCGGCATACCCTCGTTTTTGCTACTTGAAGATTGGGGCCAATGCGGCACCAAGCCGATCAGCGGCCCTGCGTTCACGTTCGGGGTTAACGATTTCCCGAATATCCGACCGGACATCATTGATCGCGTCGGCGGCTGTACGCTCACGTTCGGCTAGGGGAACTGGCGGTCCCGGTAATGAACTTCGTTCCGAATATCGCGGCCACAGATGGCACAAGCATCGCTGTTGATACCGGCCTTGTGGATGTGTTTCTCGCCCGCGATAGCTAGAAGATCGGATTGGATTTCATGGGCGCTTTTCAGGTCCAAGGGTTCGTGGTTGGCGTAGTCCCTAATCGCTTGTTCGATGCTCATGGATTTTTCCCTCAATTCTCCATCCGTTGGTGGGAGTGCATTTCGCTAGGCGTTTCGGGAGAGGCCGGGCCGCAATCGCCCTGTGGCTGCGGGGTTTCGGGCGCGTCGGTTTCGAGAGGTTTGCCCTCAAAGTCGCCGCACCATTGCCAGCCGTTCACCCTTGGCCAGATTGTCTCCACTGGTCCGTGAAGTCCGCCTGTGGCAAGGGGCGCGTGTCGCCTGCATTCCGCATCATGCGGCTTATCAAGCGGGTAGGCGTGCATACAGTGGTCGCAACGCTTATCCATCGCTGGTTCCTCCACTAGAAACGGACATTATTGTTCTCCTTCCCTGTGTCCAGAAATGTGCCCACAGTTGATTGCCGGGGTCGGAGGCTTTGGCCCTTCCTAACATACCGGACGACAGCGCGAGCTCTGCAAACCTCCTGTTTGACTGACGCCCCGGCTCGCCTGAATAAAGGCGCACTGTGTCCATAATTGTGCCGCTGAAACCGCCGTTCGTTCCTGCTTCGTCCCTTTCTTCCGGGCCTGTATCCCGCAGAAACCCTAGTGTTTCCCGTGAAACAACGAGGCGGACGGACGGGCTCTGACTCCGTCAGTCCAGGTTCAAGTCCTGGTTCCCCAGCCATTCCTTTATTCAATAAAATCAAAAGGTTGCATCCTTCTCAGGTGCAGCTGGCTGTGCATTATCCGTTGGTCCTGTGTCCAGAATTGTGCCGCGCCCGTCACATTGCGGGCAATCCACGAACCGCCGCCGATGTGGGAAATGCTCGTCTGGTTCAAAGGTTGTGCCGTCACCACCACATGAGGGGCAAGCCTCCATGGCGTTCTTTATTTTGCTCATGGCAGCACCTTTTGTGTGTATCGATAACCGATCTCATGGTCGCAGTCCCTGCAGAACGCACTCTCCAGCGTATCCTCCAGTTCCATTGCGCCTGTCTCCTCATTCATTGAGGCCCAGGCATCCATGATAACATCGGTTCCCTTGCACTCATCACACTCAAGTACATTGCGCGTCATTTGTTAATAGCCTCCTTCAGATTATCAACAGTGAGGAACGCGTAAGCCCGTTCCGTTTGCTGGACATTCAGATGTCCCAGCCAGTCCCGCACTTGTGCGAAGGACAGGCCATGGTTTTGCAACAGCCGGCAGCCACAGGTGCGATCGCTGCCGCACTCCTCGCATAGCAGCTGGTGGATGATAGGATTGCCTTTGATGTCTTCGGTCATGGAACTACTCTCCCCTTAACTTGACCACTTCTCCCCAAATCTTTCTGACTACATTCGGCACCATCTTGCGCATCTGGCGCACGAGTTGGTTACGTTCCTTCTTGGTCGGTGCCGCATTACAAATCACTACAGCCAGGGCATTGACGTTGGCCGTAATCAGTTCCCCCGGCGTCATGTGCTTGATCGCCTGCTGATTGACCCGGTTCAATGCACTGACATGGTTCTGGAATTGTTGGCGCTCGTCCGTCATGCGGGACGCTCGCCGCGGATCTCGTTGAACAGCATCCAGCAGCGCATTACGAATACCCAGGCGTCGCTGGTGTCGGTGTACTCGGCCCCGTCACAGTGCGCCTCGAACTGGTCGATCCGCTGGACCAGCTGATCGCATTGCACGCCGATCTCGCTGATCTCCTTCTGCAGCTGCTCGTTCTCCATGACGTTGATGGTCAGGTGATCGATCAGCTGCTCGAGGTGCTGGGCTGCTTTGCTGATTTCACGCAAACTCATTTCGATATGGCCTCCTTCAAGTTCTCGACGGTGAGGAACGCATAAGCCCGTTCCGTTTGCTGGATGGTCGTATGACCAAGCCAATCTCTTACCTGCTCCATGCTCATGCCGTGATCCTGCAGCAGCCTGCAGCCGCAGGTGCGCCTGAGATCATGCCAAGTCAGGCGCTTGATCCCACTGCGACGGATTGCTGCAGCCAGTCCTTTCGCCCGGGTGGTGTATGCCTTGCCCTCCGGCGTATAGAAAACATAGGGGCTGTGCAGGTGGCGAGGCTTCGACTGCAGCAGCTGGACCGTGCGCTCGAGCATCGGGATCTGGCGCTCCCTGTTGTTCTTGGCCGTGCCGCTTTCGACGGTGATCTCACCTTTGGCAAAGTCCACCTGTGCCCAGGTCAAAGTGCGCAACTCGGTATCCCGCAGGCCGGTGTCGATCGCCACGCGGATCTCGTCGGCGAGCTCGGGGTGCGCCTCCTCGAGCAGCTTGCGCTCCTCGGCGTGGGTCAGCCAGCGCCGCTTCGGCGGGCTTTCCTGCAGCCGGCCCCGCCGCTTCTGCCGGGCCAGGAACACAGGCACCGGGTTGTCCTCGCACCACTCGAGGTCGACGATGGCGTGGGTGTAGGCGGACGAGAGGCACTGCAGGTCGCGGCGGATCGTCGGCGACGCCGCGCCCTGCCTGCGCCTCTCCATTTCGTAGGCGGCCAGCTGCTTCGACTTGATCTCGAGGATGTTCTGTCCCGTGAACTCGGGGATCAGCTTGCGGATCGAGACCATGTAGCGTTGCCGGCTGTTGGGCTTGAGCGTCGGCATGTGGTGCTCGACAAAGGACAGCATCATGTCATCGAACAGGCGCACCGGCCCGTCCCATGGCACGGCCTTAACCTGGTTGCGCCACGCTTCGAGCCGTTCCTCGGCTACAGTCCGGCTAGTTGTCTCAAGGCTGCGGCGGAACGGCCTACCTTTGTAGGTGAAACGTCCCCACCAATAGCGTGTGCCTTTTCGTCGGTAGATGGATGCCATGGCTTTACCTCCCTCGCCTTAATCCATTGCTGGATGGCCGAGGGATCAAACCTCCAATGTCCTGCTTCTGTCAATCGTATCGCGCCCGGCACCTGGCCAAGCGCTGCCTGCGCGCGGATCCACCGCGCCGTGAACCCGGTCCGTTCGGCGACCCATGCCGCACTGACCAGGCCCTTGCTCATTTCGAGCACGCATGTTGAACGGTGGTGTGATCTCGATCGAAGATCAGGCCGATGCGCCCGAAGCTGTAGCCCAGCTCGTTGCGCGTTCTGCGCATGGCAAGCTGCCTTGCCTCGCAGAATTTTTTGATGCGGTTACGGCCCCGCAGCTGGTCGACAGTGATGCCGTACTGCTGGGCCACTTGCATCTGGATGTCTCGTGATCGCATGGATACCTCCGATAAGTCGCCGGGGGTTGGGCACCCGCCCCGGCACTCGGGCGAAAGAAGCTGGTGGCTGCCAGCCCAGCCCAATCAGAACGGGATGTCGTCGTCGATGTCCGGCTCGTTGGCGCCGGGCTCGCTCTGCCCGCCGTCGCCGTTGCTGCCCTTGCCGCGGGCCTGCACGGCCAGCACGCCCTGGTACGGCGGGATCACAATCTCGGTGATGTAACGATCCTCGCCGTCCTTGTCATACTTGCGGGTCATGACCTGGCCCTCGATGTAGACACGCGTGCCTTTCTGCAGCGAGCGCTCGGCCAGCTTGATGACGAACTCGTTGTTCGAGACCACGTTGTGCCACTCGGTGACTTCGGTCCAGTCGTCGTCGCCCTTCTTCTTGTACGAGCGCGACGTGGCGATGGAGAAGCTGACCTTCTTGCCGCCGTTCTGGAATGATCGGACCTCGGGATCCTTCCCCAGGTTGCCGATCAGGATTACTTTGTTAACGTCCTGCGACATTAAGCTGCCTCCTGTTCATCGGGTTGGAGCCGCGCCTTGGCGGCGTTCATCTCGGATTTGAGATAGTTGAGTGACGCTTTGTCGACGTCCTTGATCTTCTCGATCATGGACTTGCAGCGCCCGCTCATGGTGGTGAGTGTGTCGAGTTGCTTCGCTGCTTTCAGATCCTCGATCAGTTTCTTGAATTCGGCGTCGGTCTCGTTGTCGAGCGCCTTACCGGGCTGGCTGCCGAACTCCTCGCGCATCTTGGCGACATACTTGTTATCGTCGAACTTGCCGAGGAACACATCGGCATTGAAGCCGAGGTACGAGAGACACTTGGTGACACCATCGGTCGTCGCTTTCTTCATGCAGTCGGTGTCTTTCATCTTCTCGTTCTTGTCGATGTAAAGCCCGGCCTGGCCCCACTGCTCGATGAAGGTGTCGGGCTTGCCATGCCACAAGCGCACCAGCACGCCGACCTCGTTGGTCGGCAGGTGCGTGACGTTCGTTACCTCCCAGCCCCAGCCCTCGCCGGCCGGGCCGAACTGCTCGGTGGCATTGCGGATCTGCGAGTAGGGGTCGATGGCAGTGAAGCCCCGCCCGAACGTCACCTTCTTGGTATCGTCGGGGTTGGTCCGGCTGACGGCCTTCCAGAGTTTGAGGGGTTCAGGTTTCGGCATTGGGTGGATCTCCTCTCCACGTTGTGACGAAGACAATCTCTTGATTGCCTCGTCGGTTGGGACGGCGCTTGTCGCTGTCGTAGATCAGCCCGCCCTTGCGCAGCTCGGTGAGGCGGCCACTGACGGACTGAATGGGGATGCCGGTGTTACGCACGATCTCGTCGGACGTCGCACCAAACTCCTTGTGATCTTGGATGAAGCTGTAGACCTTAAAGCGCAGGCCGGTGAGCCGGACAGTCACCTTCTCGGCGGCGGCCCGGCTGGTGTCGGTCTTGCCCGGTGCCGGCCCTGGGATGGCGGCGATGGCACCCTCCAAATTCATGGCCAGCTGCTTGTTCATATGCTGTCGCCTCCCGCTGTGTCTACCTCCACAATGGGCTTGGTGAGTAGGTGCCACCGTCCCTCCATGGGCAGGTTGACCGAGCGTCGCTCGTCACCATCGAATATCGTGGCGTCCTGTCCAGACACCCAGCCATACTCGTTGGACCAGAACAGGCCTGCGCCTCCGGTCTCCCCGGTGTTGACGATGGCCCACTCTTGCTTGCTGCGGGTCGTGCCCTCCTCCGTATCCACGGAATCGAACGACATCCCGATGGCGTCGTTGAGCTTCTCCATGAGAGCGATGCGCTCGTCGCCTTCGGGTAGGTCCAGCCACTCGAACCAGCGGATGGCGCTGTGCGTGGCGTTGTCGGTGGCGGTGTCAAACTTCTCCCGCCTCGTTCGCTTCTTCGCAGCGAGGGTCATGGTCTGCTCCATTGCGTAGTCATGGCGTTGGCCAGGCCGGCGTTGGTCAGCCGTTCCATGATGCCGGATATATTGGGGATGGCTGTGCGCTCGGTCACTCTGCTGCCTCCTGCTTCATGACCGTGAGTCTGAGTGCTCCGGCCTTGTTGCGTTTGATCTGCAGGCCATGGCCGAAGGCCAGGCCCACGTCCTTGTCGACCAGTGCCTTGAGCCCACTCTCGGCGTCCTTGTAGGCCGCCGCGGCCGACTTGCTCTCGAGGTACGTGGTGGCCATGTCGCCCCACGCGTTGTTGCCCTCCATGTTCACGGTCTTAAGCTGGGCGGGATCAACGGGGAGCTCCTCGTCGGCCTCGATTTCACCCTCCGGCGCCGTGTCGCTCTCGACACAGGACCAGAACGCATTGGCCCGCTCGAGATAGCGCGCGATCGTCTCGTCGTCGATCCGGTGGAGGATGGCCGGACCCCAGTTGTTGCCGTAGATCGGCGAGAGGATCCCGATGGCTGCGCCGCAGACATGGACGTTGTGAACCAGCTGCCAGAAGTAGGTATGGCTGACGCGCTGCTCCCTGTTTTCGTATGCCTTGCCGGGCCAGGGGTTCGTATGCTTGGCGTCGACCACGGCGACCGAGCCGTTGACCAGGCCGAAAGCATCGGGATGGGCCAGCAGATGCGGGGCATCTGAGCGCCGCCGTGTCTCCCGGGTGGCGACCTCGATCTGCCACTCGGGATGCTGCTTGGCCAGCCAGTAGAGATTGAACGGTTCGGTGAAGGTGCCGAGGTTTGGCTCGAAGACATCGGAGAGATCGGGGCCGGGCTTGCGTCCGGTTTTTTCCTCCCACAGTGGGAGCCAGTCGCCGGACATGATCTTGCCGGCGTCACTGCCGCCGATGCCTGTCAGGCGTGCGGCTTTCTGTTCGGGCGTCAGCCCGAGCTTGGAAAAATCCATATCAGTTTCCTTGATTGTGGCTTGCGTTCGGCACATGCGGCACGCGGATGTCGTCGGCCAGCGTGAGGATCTGTTCGACATAATGCGTGATGGTGATGTGTGGCAGGTTGCCGGTGAGGATCTTCCCGGCCAGATTGCTGATGACCTGGGCGTTGTGCTCGGCCTTGCCGATCCGTAGAGCGGCGTTGTGCTGGGCCTGGAAGATGGGGGAGGACGTGACCTGCTCGAGCAGGTTCGGCGATTGGTCGTCACTCATGGCTGTGTCTCTCCTTTTTATGCAGGATTGCCCTCATGGTATGCTGCATTAATGCAGGGTGCAAGGCAAAAAAATACCCCGGCGGAGGTCGTCGCCACCCCGCACCAGGGCGGGGGGTGGCGCGGCCTACGCGCGGGGAGATGAGGAGATCGTTATGTCAGTTGGCGGATCAACTCGGTTGCCACGCCAACGATCTTTGCGTCGGTGATCTCTAGCCGACTGCTGCCCGGATCCGTCGGGATCAGGGCCGGTGGGTAATAGTGATAGGCGCTCGTGCCGTCTTCAGTTACGGCCACGACGACCGCCCCCGCTTTAATATTCTTTGGCGGTTTACAAACCAACAAGTCACCGGGAAGTATTCCTGCCGGTGCCATCGTAGTTGTTTCAACCATTACCGCAAACGCATTCCCATCTTCAATAGTGGACGGGATCCCTTGTGTTGCGGGTTTAGTATTCATTCTCCCCTCTTTATCAAATGTAACCAGTGGAATGCTTGCTATTTTTTTCCGTTCAACTTGGTACTCCCCCAGCTGAAGCTCTTCCCCAACCGCGAACGCCAGCTTGGAAAGCGTGCTCAATGACGGGATGAAGTCCCGTTTCTCGTTGACAAATGATGTAACTGTAGTGGCTGCAACTCCTGCTTTCTTGGCCCAAGCTTCTGGCGATAGATCATGCTTTGCCATGATCCTCGTCATCCACTGACGGACAATTCCCTTAATCGCTAGGTCTTTCTCCATGTTTCCATATCCTGCACTGCATTAATGCAAAAAGGATTGAGGGTCCAGCATTAATGCAGTATGGTTTGCTTCATGTTTACAACTTATTACGAACAGCTAGTGCATACCGCACAGAAGTACAGCGTCAATCTGCGGGACGCCTGCCGGGCAGCTGGCGTTGCCGATACCACACTGGCACGGTGGGAGGGCAATCAGTTCAGTCCCTCTGAAACGACTGCTCGCAAAATATATACACAAATTCTAGCAATTGTGGAAACACGAATTGATAGCGCAGCCTGACACCACCTCCCCTCGTCAGGCTGACGCTGGGCCTGCAGTCGATCCGGCGCGCACTGAGATCCTGCAGGCCCACATCATCCCGATCATCAAGGAACTACGCAAACGCCGCATCGACATGGGACTGTCGCAGTCCGACGTCGATCAGATGCTCGGCACGGCCGACCGTCTATGCGGCAAGTGGGAGGCCGGGGTTCGCACCCCGACCAGCTACTCGCTTGCACTCTGGGCTCAGGGCCTGGGCTGCAAGCTCACCGCCATACCGACGAACTGAGGGAGGAACGTGTGGGTAAATCTCAACGGGACAAGGGCGCGCGCGTCGAGCGTGCCATCGTAAAATTGCACCTCGATGCCGGCGTACCGTGCCAGCGGGTGCCGCTGTCCGGTGCCGCCGGCGGCATGTTCACCGGCGACCTGGCGATCGGGCCGAAGGGTAGCCTGGTCGGCGAAGTCAAGAGCCGGAAGGGCGGCAAGAGCTTCAAGCAGATCGAGGACTGGCTTGGTCAGAACCATGCCCTGTTCCTCCACCGGGACCGCCAGCTCCCCATGGTCGTGTTGCCCTGGGCCATCTACGAGCGGCTGATCCACGAGACACTGGTGGGGTCAGGCCCATGACGTACATCAATCCCAAACGGGCATGGACCGGCGCGTTCGTGCCGAACTGGCTGGCTTGGCGCACCGAAGTGACCGCCATATGCAAGCTGATCTATGCCCGCATGTGCCAGTACGCCGACGACGATGGCGTGGCGTGGCCCAAGCAGGAGACCCTGGCCCTCGAGCTGGGGATCCAGCTCAGGACAGCGCAGCGGGGCCTCACGGAGCTACAAAACCACGGGCTTTTGACCTCCGAACAGCGGGGAAAGGGCCGCTCGAACCTCTATCGCTTCCCATTTCACCCCTGGATGAAGGCAAATTCCCCCAATTTTGGCACCAAATCAGGGGAAAACCATGACACGACAGATTTGTCAGGTCATGGCGATGACATGACAGATTTGTCAGGTCCAGACACGACAGATTTGTCAGGTCCTATAGGAAAAGAACACTCTAAAACAACAAAGGAGCAGCAGGATGCCCCCGCGAAACGCAAGCCGACCAAACTCAAGGAAGGTTGGCGACCATCTGCCGTCGATCGACAGTACGCCGAAGGCCGAGGCTTCAACACCGAGCAGATTGATGACATCGCCGCAGACTTTGAAACCTACTGGACCCTCGGAGCAGGGAGAAACAAAACCCACCTTGATTGGGGTCGATGCTGGCAAAGCTGGGTCCGACGTGAGCGTCCCCGTTCCGGTGCACCCCGAGGCGAGGCTGGCCAACGCGCAGGCCATCTCCGCCTCGTTGAAGGCGCCACTCGGCCCGATCCGTTCGGTGTTCAAAAGTAGCCTCGAGGAACAATACGAAAAGCTGCCCGGCCTGATCGAAGCAGAGGCCCTGCTCCTCGTCGGAGCCAGCCGCAAGGAGATCGGCGTCGTCCTCGATACCGTAGCCACCGTGTTGAATGTCGGTGTGCCAAGCGAGGATGCCCTCGCTACCTACTTCTCCTTGATGGAGGAGTACCCCGAGGATCTGATCCGCATCGGCGGGCGTGAGGTCTGCCGCTATTACAAGTGGCCCTCGTTCCCCAAGCCCGCTGATTTTATCGAGCAGATCGCACCTTTACTGGAGCAGAGGAAGGAAGACATCACTCAGGCGACGGATCGCTATTGTCTACTGGATCAGATGGTCCGGCGAGGATCTGCTCTACCCGGAAGTCCGCCTTGATACCCTTGTGCTTGGTGACGGCGTGCTTCAACAGCCGCCAGAATGAACGGGGTGAGAACTTCACGCTGCCGCCGTCGTGCTGCAGTTGCTCGGCGTTGTGATCGTACTCAAAGGCACCACCCTCCGCCTTGAATTTAGTCCTCGTCATGAGTGGGTATACCCATCGGCTTCGATGCCGATCGTCATGTTCAACCACCGCACCATGACGCAATCACCGAAGGCGATATATGCCGAACGGCGAAAGTTAAGGTAGGAAATCCCGAGAGGCTGCCGGTCGTACAGTTTCTTAAGGGCTTCCATTTGTAAGCGTGTCAGCCTCATGCGGCCGCCTCCTTTTCTTCAGCAGCTGGTATCAGATAATCGAACGCCTTCTGTGCTGCCGCTGCAGCCTGTTGGATCGTGCGTTCGTTGGATTTGATGGCCTTGATATAGTGGTGACAGTACGCCACATGCTGCAGCTCGGCCTCGAGACCGAAGTGTCCAGCCAGGTAGGCCGACGTGATCTCGGCAACCAGCTCCTCGAAGGCATACACCTCAGTCGGGCCGCTCTCCCGGTGGCCCTCCATCTCTCTAGCCAGGCGGTCCTTGTGGCCCGTCCAATGGCCAAGCTCATGGAACAGAACGCCCCAATAATTTTCCTCGTCCTTGAACTGAGAAGGAAAGGGCATACGGATCTCGTCACGGCTCGGAACGAAGCACGCCATGTCGCCGCCGGCTTGGATGCTGGCGCCGGTATCGAACACGAACTCCTTGATGTCGCCGTCGGTGAGCTCGACGGCATTGGCATCGGGATCGACGTAGTAATCCTCGGGCAGGCCTTCGATCTGATTGATGTTGTAGACATGGTAGTTGCGCATCGTGCTGAATGTCGCTCCGTCCTTGTCCGTTATCTCACCGGTGCGCTGGCTGACATAGGTATCTGTCGCTATTTTCCTGAACTCCTTGGGTTGCCACTCCACCCAGCGCACGATCGGCGTACCCTTCTCACCTTCACGTACATGCGCCCGGACATCATGCTTGGCTCCCAGCATGGCGGCCTGCTTGAATGTCACCCACTTGGGATTGAAGTATCCCTTCTCCCGGCTGGTGATCCACAGGATCAGCGTGTTAATGCCGTGGTATGGCTTGGTGCTGTAGGCATTGTGCGGCTTGGCTCCGTTCTTCCACGGTGAGGACCACGGCGGCATGGTAGCTTCACCTTTGGCGATGGCCTCCAGATCCTTGATGATGGCATCGCTTATGATCTTGAGCGCATTGGCACCCATTGACATGCTCCCTTCATGTGTATGAGGATGGCCCCGGCTTGAAATGGTTGTGTCTCAACCACTCTTTCGGAGCCACGAGGCGGGCGGTGAGGCGATCACCCCCGCCTCACCCAAGAGGGCGGGGGGATCGGCGGGAACGCCCCGCTACTTGTCGGTCTTCAAGTACCCCTTCCACGGGAACTGCAGCCACCTGAGTTTCGGTGCACCATTAGCCTTGACGATGGCGCTGAGGTCGGCTTTCAACTCCTTGAGTTTGGCGTGCGGGCTGTCCTCCTCATCGAGCAGAGCGAGCACCGTCTTGCGGTTACCCAGCTTGGAGATGTCCGCCTCAAATCCTCGGTAGGAATCGTTAGCGTCGACCTTCAGTTCTTTGCCCAGCAGCTCGAAAAACTTGAAGCCAGCTTGATCGGACGGTTCCATGTCCCAATAGGCAGAGGAAACACCGACACCCAGCGCCGAGAGCAACCGAATTAGCCGCATCAAATCCCGTTTCTTTAGTTTCTTGATAGCCTTGTAGGCGAACACCGCATCGTCCCGATGACCGTGGATAGACAGGCCCCGCAGTTCGGAGAGCCAGTCCTCGCCCTCCTCATGGATGGCCTCGATCTTCAAGAGTGTGCGGATCTCCGTTACCTGCTTACGCAGGTGGTCATGGGCCGTGTCATCGTCTCGCTCGAAGCCGAACGGCTCGGCAATAACCAACTGCATACCACCCCAACTGGTGAGAAGCTGCACCGCCAACACCTGCAGGGCTACTGTTTCGTTCCTGAACACAGCCGCACGCAAGGCGTTGTTCCTGGCCCAATAGAAGCGGGACATCACGTACTTGGCCAGCTCGCTTTGTTTCTTCTTGGGCGGCTCGGTGCTGGAGCCCTCCAGCTGCATCGTATTGCTGGACTGCTTGGTCTTGGGCTTCATACCGGTGAAGATGCTGACCTTGCCGCTCCGCCCCATGTCATAGATCACGCCCCGCTCCTCGCTGGGCTTGGCCTTCTCGTCGTGATTCCACTCCCATTTGTAGAAGCTGTACTCGTCGGGCTTGAATATCTTGGCGAAGCCCCAGCCTGCAGCCTTCGAGGCTTCGGCCATCTTCTCGACGGCCGCAATTTGGAGGGTATAGAATTCTTCCATATCAGCGAAGTAACTCTCGTCCTCGAGAGCAAAGAGATCCCGGTCGATGCTGCCCTTGTAATCGGCGATGTCAAACAGCGCCATACTCAGGGGCACATCGACATTGAACCAAACACTTTGCGCCCGCTCGTGGCTCGATGCCCAGTGCGGCACGCTCCACTCGTCGGTGGTCTCATTGTAGGTGAACTCGCTGCACGCCTCCTCCCGACTTGGCTTGTCGAGGTGGGAGATCAGGCCGCCGACCGCCGGCGAGATCACACCATCCTTAACGGCATGGCGCACGAGCTGCGGGGCGAGAGAGAGAACGACACGTTGCCGCACATAACGCTCGGTCACACCGTAGAGATCGGCAATGCTGTCGTAGGTCTCGTCTTTCTTGAGCAACAGCTTGAAGGCATCGGCTTCGGCAATGGGATCGAGCTGCTTGCGGGCGAAATTCTCAGCCAGGCTGATGTGCTTCTGTTCCTCCTCGTCGGCGTCACTGACAACGCACTCGATGGGACATTTGCCCTTGGCGCCCGCCTCCTTGCGCATTTCCTTGATGGCTTTGAGCCTGCGCTGGCCGGCGATGACGTTGTAGCCCTTGCCGTTCTTGACGACAACGAGTGGCTGAATAAGGCCATGCTCCTTGATGCTGGCCTTGAGTGAGGTCAGATCCCCGATGTCCTTCGCATTGCGAACATTGGTTTTACCAACACTCAACTCTTTAAGGTCGATGTTTCGTAGGTCCATGTCTTCCTCTCAAAAAGGAAGGCCCGCCACCTTTAACGGTACAGTGGTGGCGGGCCAGTTGCAGGGAAGTTCACCCGGCGCTGATTGGGGCAGCACCGGGGCCGTTATGCAGATCGGGGGCTTTGCGAGTACCCGGCCTGCAATCTCTATTCCGGGTCGTATGCTGCGTGCAGCCTATCGATCTCAGCACGCATGGTCTTGAGTTGGGACGCACAGGATTCGGCGAGCTGATGGTGAGCTGCCGCCTCTGCCTCCCGACCGATGACTTCCAACCTGTCCACGTCCTCCTCGAGGTTGGCAATCTTCTGGTCGATGATGTAATTGCGAGCGCTTGAGTGATGCTCGATCGGTATGTGCAGGAGAGCCGCGGGATTAATCACGTTCATGCTGGCACCTTTCACGCGTAGTAGGTCGGGGTCGCCGGCACCGCTGAGACCTAGCCAACGGCCAGGTCGAAGCGGAACTGAGGCACAAAAAAAAGCCCCGGCTGTGAGGCCGGGGCGAGTTGGGGAGGGGTGAGGGTCAGGCTGCAGCAGCCTCACGCTCGGCGTGGATCCGATCCAGCGTCTTCTGAGGATCGGCGGAAGGCGCAGCCTTCTTGCTGCCGCGAGCCGGGGGCGTCCAGTCCCGATTGGTCTGGGCTTTGTACGCGTCCTTTGCCCAGGACATGAGCTGCTCGAGCTCGAATATCTCCTGCTCGCGCGCTTCGACCTGGCCGGCTGCGTCCTTGGCCTGCTCGATGGCGGTGTCGGACTTGGCGTGGATGCCGGTCATCGAGTTCTCCAGAACGATGATGGCCTGCTCCCGCTGGGTGTTCTTGTACTGCACCTGATAGTGGGCGCCGTTGAGAACCCAATTCAACGCACCGAACCAACCGCCGCTGATGTCAGCGGACAGAGCGTTCAGCTGGTCGGCGAGATGGTCGTAAACAGTCTTCGGTGTCTTGGCCATGATGTGCCTTCTTTCTCTTTCGGGTTAAATTACCAGGACCAGCTTGTCTGGCCCCGGTGGCGGTAGGGAGCCCCATGGACCGCCGGGGCGGGAACGCAAGTCCGCCCACGGTCGCTGGTGCGGGGCGCGGCTTGCGTTCCGTCAGGGGACCCGGCCCGGTGGTCCACCCTGGGCTCCCTTCCGCCGGGGACGGACAAGCTGCTTCCTGATCATTTATTCTCTTCTCCTTCTCCCGAAAGAGGAGGCACGTCATGTCCATGACACGACAGTTTTGTCGCACCATCTCGGCACGCTGAACTCCCGTAACGCAGACACAGCGGGGCTTTGCGTCTTGTGCGTTGACGGGTTCTCGAACGCGCCTCCCTATTATTGCAGTGCCTCACCCAGCAGGAACAGGACATGCCTTCATCTGAGAACTCTGAACCGGCAGCAAACGCATCAACCGACATCGCAGAGCAGCCACGCAGCCGTCCGAAGCTGCGACGCAGAGACGAGCCGAAGCAGCTCACTGTCACACCAACGCAAAGGCGCGTCATAGACCATATCGAGAAGACGGGTGACACCGTCTCTGCGGCAGCTAGAGCATTGAACATGCCGCGTTCCTCAGTGAGCAGGATCGTGAACCTTCCGCACGTCATGGCTGAGATGCAGCTGCGCATCAACCAGCGCATACGCCATGGCTCACTGGTTGCCATTGACACTGTGTCCCGGCTCGCACAGAGCGGGAAGTCTGAGTACGTGAAGCTCCAGGCTGCCCAGGATCTCCTCGATCGCGCCGGCTTCAAGCCACCTGACCAGAAGCTGCACCGGATCGAGGGAGATCTGAGCATCCACATCGACCTGAGCTAGGGGGGGGTCAAAAACCTTTGCCGCTCGCGAGTATATGCCCTTCCCCCGCGCGGTTTGCCCAAAAGGCCCCTGCAGACCTGCAGCGATGTGGGGTGTTGTGCGTTTCGGTGCTGGTGCCTTTGGTGGACAGTGCGTGTCGAGAGAGAGCGCGAAATTTTTTTCTGATCTGGAGACACAGCCATGAACACCGGGATACTTCGCAAGGCCTTGAAGCGGATTTCGGGAAAGCTGCACAAGTCGCTGGACGGTGACGACCGGCTGAACGGCGTTGCCGAGCGGCTGGCCGGTGCCGAGAAGGTGATCGACGACATGCAGGCGGAGAACCGGACGCATCACAAGATCGTGGCGGCCAATGGCCGGGCGGTTGTGAACGCCAAGGAGAAGGCGAAGGCCAAGACGGTCGGCGCCCATGGCGGTGATCCCGACGATCCCATCGAGAAGGTGCAGGCGGCGGCGGTCAAGCTCGATCCTGCCGATGATGCGCACTGGACCAAGGCGGGTCTGCCCGATCTCAACGTGTTGTCCGAGTATGCCGGCATGAAGGTGCTGCGCAGCCTGGCCAACAAGGCGCTGGCCGGTCTCACGCGCACGGGGGAATAGCCCATGCCCCTCCGCCCCATTCACAAGCTGATCGACGCGGCTGTCGCCACCGGCGCCGGGTCTACTCACCAGCTGCCCGACAAATCCTACAATGGCCGTAAGGCCCATGTGCAGGCGATCCTTGCCGGGACGGCGACGGTCGTGCTGCAGGGCAGCCTCGACGGCACCAACTGGTACAACATGGACAGCTTTGCCGCCGACGAGATCGCGGAGCACGTTCTGCCGCCCTATGTGCGGGGCAACGTGACGGCCTGGACCTCCGGCGCGGTGACATTGCAGATCCAGCAATACGGAAAGTAACTCTATGGCGATGCAGGACGCCGCGCCCCGGATACTCGGCCCGGATGCAGCCGGGAAATCGTTCATATCTTCATTGCGCTACGAGGATCTGCGGCGCTTGCGCGCCGTGGTGAAGGCGGTCCACAAGGCCCGGGCGAAAGGGCATGGCCGTGCCGAGCTTGACGACCAGGAGGCCGACAAGATCATCGAGGCCCTGGGTCCGAGGGTGATCGAGAAGCGCTTGAAGCAGATCGTGGACGAGAAATGGATGGATAAAATCGAATGAACAAGCAGGCTCCCACACCGATCAGCAATCAACCCGATGAATTCGATCTCTATCAGATCGACATCCGCATTTCCCCGATGACAATTGACGAGGCCGGGGTGGCGAAGTCCTGGCCCGGCGTGTCGATCTCCGCCCGGGTCAATCCCGAGACGCTGCTGGACGAAGTTCACCGGCGTAACTCCGCCGAGACCCTGATGGACAAGCTGGTCGATGCGATGGAGGAGCGGCGCAACGGCGTATCGCTGCACATGCAGCCGGGGTAATCGTTGCAGTTTCACTACAAGCCAGAGGGTAACGTCCTGCGTGAGTTCATGCGGGACGATACCTTTTTCCGGGGTATCCGCGGGCCGGTCGGTTCCGGCAAATCGGTCGGCTGCTGTGTCGAGATGTTCCGCCGCGCCTGCGCCCAGGCCCCGGACGCCGAGGGCAAGCGCAAGACCCGCTGGGGCGTGATCCGCAACACCTACCCGCAGCTGAAGACCACGACGATCAAGACCTGGCTCGACTGGTTTCCCGAAAATCAGTTCGGCAAGTTCAACTGGTCGACGCCCTACACCCACATGATCCGCGTCGGCGACGTCGAGATGGAGGTGATCTTCCTGGCGCTCGATCGGCCCGAGGACATCAAGAATTTGCTCTCCCTGGAGTTCACCGGGATCTGGATCAACGAGGCCCGCGAGGTTGCCAAGCAGATCATCGACGGCGCCACCATGCGCGTCGGCCGCTATCCCTCCATGCGCGACGGCGGGCCGACATGGTACGGCGTGATTGCCGACACCAATGCGCCGGAGGACGATCACTGGTGGCCGGTGATGGCGGGCGAGGCCCCGATCCCCGATCACATCCCCGTCGAAGAAGCGATGATGCTGCAGAAGCCCCCGGACTGGAAGTTCTACAACCAGCCGCCGGGGATGCTCGAGCAGATCAACGACCAGGGCGAGGTGACGGGCTACGCCGCGAACGACAACGCCGAGAACGCGGCCAATCTGACGCCCGAGTATTACACCAAGATCATTCAGGGCAAGTCCAAGAGCTGGATCGACGTCTATGTGCTGAACAAGCTGGGCTCGGTGGACGACGGCAAGCCGGTCTATCCGACCTACAGCGACACCACCCACGTCGCCAAGGAGCCGCTGCAGTTGAACCCGCATCTGCCGGTCTACTGCGGTATCGACTTCGGCCTGACGCCGGCAGCGGTGTTCGGGCAGCGCAGCCCCAACGGTCAATGGCTGATCCTGCACGAAGTTGTGGCGACCGATATGGGTGCCAGCCGCTTTGCCGATCTGCTGCGGGCCGAGATCGCCGAGCATTTTCCCGACAACGAGATGAAAATCTACGGCGATCCGGCTGGTGACTTCCGGGCGCAGACCGACGAGAAGACACCCTTCCAGATCCTGCGGGCCAAGAAGGTCATTGCCTATCCCGCGCCGACCAATGACCCGATCGTGCGGACCGAGGCCGTCGAGGGCGTGCTCAATCGCATGGTCGAGGGCAAGCCCGGCCTGTTGCTGGACCCCTCGAGGTGCCCCACCTTGCGCAAGGGTTTCCGCGGCGGCTACCAGATGCGCCGCCTCAACGTCTCCGGCACGGCCAAGTACGAGGAGAAGCCCGACAAGAACAAGTACAGCCATGTCCACGACGGTTGCCAGTACATGATGTGCGGCGCCGGCGAGGCCCGCGAGATACTGGGCCGCAAGCAGATGGACAAGCCCGCGCAGGCCAAGCGCGAATGGAACGTGTGGGATCATGGAGCCGGGCGGCGGCGCGAGAGGTCGGGATGGGGACGTATCAACCGCGCTGGCTGATTGCCTTCACCACGGGATACCGTCCGCTGCCGCGGCCCTGGCGCTGGTTCGTCCGGCCCCGCTTCGAGCATGTCTTTGCCTTCCACTACGATCCGAACATGAACCGCTACGTCAACGCCGAGTGGGCGGCCAGCCGGATGCACATCGAAATCCTGCCTTCCGAAGTGATGAACGCGACGATCCGCCGCATCATCGAGGAGGACCTGCACCTGCTGCGCTATACCCCGGAACAGAACCCGCCGCGCTGGTCGCCGGGCGGGCCGCTCTACTGCGTTTCGTTCATCAAGCACCTTTTGGGCTTGCGGCGTTGCTGGGCCGTCACGCCCTACCAATTGTTCTGTGCGTTGAAGAAACGCGGCGCGGAGGTGATTGTGGCCCCTGAAAGCGAGGATTGAAGCATGGG